CACCCGCCTCATTTTTTAACAATTCAATCCCTCTAAATGCTTCTTTCGCAAAAACCTTATCGGAATGAGGAACACCAGGATTACTTATAATTCCTGCAATTTGTGCGAGAGCCGCATCATTTTTTGAAATTTGTTTTAGGAAAGCTGGTAAATCACCCCCCACATTACGAGCAAGTGCTGCTAAATATTCTATTTTTTGATCTACCGGCATAGAAGAAAAATTAGTCGTAATTATTTCTGCTTCAAGGTCGGTCAGGTATGCAGGAACACCCTGATAATCCATAGATTTTGCAAACGTTTTTATTTTTGCAATTCGACTTTGAATTGACAAAACATTTCGCACATCAATTTCTTCTAGCGGGTTTTCTGGGTTTACCTTGTTATAATGATCGGAAATATTTTCCAATCCCTTTTTGGCAGACGCAGCCATTTTTTCAAGTAGTTTAATTTGACTCAATTCGTATTCGTCAATATTTCCATCCTTTGCGGCATTTGATCGAACATCCCTCGCTGCTGCATTTATTTCGGCTGGACTTCTTGTATTCCAAAGATCAAAGGTTCGTTTGTTGCGTATTAAATTATTAGCATCAGTAATTAACTGGAAATCGCCGGTTGCTTCTGCGCGAGCAAGCACCTCAGTAAAATCACCAATCGGCAATAAATTTTCCAAAGATTTATTTCCATTCCGCACTAAATCTTTTAAAATTGCTATTTCATCAGTTTTTACTTTTTTACTGGCTGACAAAGTGCTTTTCATCCATTGAGACATTTCATTACCTAATGTCTTTTTTCCCGCCTCAAATAACCCTCGAGCAACACCCTTACCCTTATCTAAATCTTTCTTAAATTTTTCTATGTATTCCGCAGCCTTGTCATTATCTATAGCCCTTTGAAATTCACCTCGAACCCTCGCTACATGGTGGGCAGTTTTTAACTTTTCTACCAAAGTGGAATATGACTTTGTATTTGTTAGTCCAAGGGTAGACATTGCCTCATCATAAGACTTCAAAAGAACTCCAAATTGTTCATCGCTTGAACCTGCGCGGGCAGCGTTTTCAGTTTCAAGGATATACGAATTTGTTAATGTGACTGCGGTTGCTGCAGCTTCTTGTTCGGCTCGTTTTAATTCCTCACTCGCATTTCGACTAAAGAGTGTTTGTGAAAACCCCTCGAGTTTTTGATTTACCAAAGCGGCAGTAACAGGCTCTAAATTTTCAAGGCTTGTTGAATATCCTTCACGAATTGAATTTAGTGTTCCTAAAAAAGTTTGGCTATCAGTCTTATTTTTTTGTGCTTCAATAAAGGCATTGTGCATAGCGGTCCTGGCTTCAGTTTGTATTTGCACACTTCCTAATTTGACCGCCGTATCAAAAGCAGCCTCCTCATAAAAATTCCCCACCGGTCGCTGACCACCAAACTGGGCCAATGTTTCTTGTGGGTTTACTGCACCCGCTGCAGCCCCTTGAGCGGTTGCTGTTTCTTTACCTCGCTCAAAAGCAAACTTGATAATTCGATCCGCACCACGACTAACAGTATTCGCCATAGAAGAAGTAGCACGACTTGCTGCATCATCTAGCCGCCCAGGTGTGACAATACGCGGAGAGAATGAACTTCCAGAATCGTCGTATGTGGGGTATCGCCTAGCCATTATCTAAACTCACCAAAACCTAAGTATGGTCCGCTACTCGGGTTAGAGTTAAACCCAAATTTTTGAGCTCCTTTTACTGAACCGGTTCCAAATTTTGTTGACATTGCATAACCACTTGCAAGATCAATTGCAGCAGATAGATAGCCTGCATTTCTGGCTCGAGTTGCTGCCTTCCGATAATTTGTAGCCTGGTATTCCGCAGAGTATTTTATGACAGCCTGGTTTTCTTGTTCCATTGTCGCGCTATCTTTTTTCATCGAATAATCGTTATAGCCCTTTTTCATAATATTCGTGGCGATTGCCCCGACACTTCCACTAAACGGATCAAGTGTTTGACCGGCATAAGCTGTAACGGTGGCCAAAGTGCGGTTTAATTTTTCAAGGGCTGTGTTTGCATCTTTTTTATGTTTTAAAGCCTCAACCCTTGAGCGGATAATATCACTCCTTGCTCTTATAATCGTTTGTTGAGCGTTTGCTGCCAGCTGTGTCGCCTGTGCATTACCATGCATGATAGACATACCGGCCTTTAGGGTGCTGGCTACACTAATCGCTGTTGCTGCTTCCATTTTATGATCCTATCGATAATTGATATTCAAGACTGAGCAAATGCAGATCGAGTGGTACATCCTGGCTTACTGTTACAGCAGTCTCATTTTGATAACCCAACATCATGCCGGTCTTTTTTTGACCGGTATAAGCCACTATCGGCGTGTCAAGATTTTGGCCGAAAGTTCTAAAAGAAATTACTTTTCCGTTGATGCTGAGTGCCTGAGAGTCTTTAACATCAACAACCGTATCAATAATTCGTTTTTTAAATCCTCGAGTAGACCCTGAAGGTAGTCGCGCCTCAATCGGCATGGTTTTCATTGTAATCGAGAATGGCAAACCAATTTCATAATTTGATCCAGCAGCCGTATCAAAAGTAACGTTGTTAGACGAAACAGTTTTATTTGTTTGAACCATTCCATCGACAATACAATTTACGACCTCACCCTCGAGATGGGCCGCTGTTCCTGTAGCACTGGCTCCCGCTGAATAAACCGCGCTATCTGTTGTTAAGGTGTTGTCAAAAACCTCGACGTAATATTTTGCACCCCCTGGTATTGTGCGATTTACAATTGCATAAACTGTATCAACATCAACGCCTACAGACTTAAAGTTACCCTCAGTTACAAACCTGCTAGGTGCAATTACTTTTTGAGCTCGGAGAAGCGAGAAAACAGATATTGATCCGTCATCGCCGTTGACAATAAACAAACGATCACTTTCATCGGTGCTTGTTGCACGTCTTAAAGCCATATCGACCGGTGTTTTTAATAAATGACTGCTCAACAGGCTAACGGCGTGCGTGGTGTAGGCCAGTTCTGCATCCGTAAATACGAGTTCGTTTAATGCCTTACCCTGCCGTTGGATAAATAAAGTTCCACTATCCAGGCCCACAACTGGCACACCAATTTTTGTACCGTTCCTGGTCGCAGTTTTGACCGTCAAATTACCTGGGGTTATTGGAGTATTTGTAATCTGCGGTATGTAAAACTCACCATTGGCTGTAAACAATTGCAAATCACGACCAGAATAAACATCAGATATTGAGTTAAAGGAGGTGGTGGCTATGGTCGCCGTTATCGCTTCATCATCCAGACCTGTACCTAAATCAAAATTAAAATAATCGCCAACTTTTGAACCCCAAAATGTTATCGGTAAGTTTTTTGCTCCTCCGAAAAACAATCGCCCTTCATGGAAAACACAAGATTTTGGATAGCCTTTAGAAGCAGACCAGGCATCCTCATAACCGCTTTCAAGTTCCCAATCACCGGAAGGCAGACCATTTTTATCGTAAAGGTCAATCACTGAAACACATTTCAGTTCACTCGAGCTAATATACTCTACAACTCTTAATCGCCCATAAGTATTTTTAAGATTAATGTATTGACCTTCATAACCAGAATTAAAAACGGAAGTTGTACTAAAACTGGTATGTGTCCATTTCAGGGTGTCAGTATTTTCCCGATTTATCCAGGTATTCATACTGTTACCAGGACCGGAAGTTAATTGACTTACAGTTACAACGGCTCCGCTTGCTGTAGCTGAAAAATGCGGAGATGAGTTAATAGCTGCAGCCATATTCGTAGCTGTCTGATTATTGCTAGTTTGTGCCTGAAATCTATCTCCGTCTGTTTGAAGGGCTGACCGAAAAGTATGTGCTGTTCCATCACCGGCTGTTAGCGTTAAAATCTCAGTCGAGTTATCAAATCGATCATAACCAACAATTGTAATCGTACCGGTGGACGTTGATTTTAAAGTAATAGGACCAGTGGTTTCATCTGGTACAATTGTTCCCGAGGGTGTAGTGACCGACAAAGTAAAAGCATTTTGTGGAGTATTCTCAAAAGTAATTGTTGAAACAGTCCAGGTCGAATGATTTGCACCGCGAACAATTTTGATTGGAGCCAGATCCTCATGCGTAAAAATCATAGTGTCGGCAGCTTGAGCAAACTTTAAACTCGAAAGCATTGCAGAGGTTATGGCCGTTACAGCTAAATAATCATTTCCACTACCGTTTATGTTTGTAACGATTGTTTCATCACGAAATATGTAAATTCGCTGATTAGTGACCGCAAACATATAAGAATCATCAGTACTGAACTCGAAAGGAATTAATCTTGTGCCGTTGGCTGGGGCAGCTGCGGAAGGCAGTTCATACCGATATTTTAAACCGCTTCGGCGTTTTGCCCCGCCCTGAGGAACAATCACCACATTTTCTGCAGTCTCAAGCGAATTATAATATTGCTCTAAATCAACCCGCGCTCGTAGCGAGGGGTCCATTTCACCACTAGAAAAATTGGTTTGGATTTTGACGACACGGCTCAAATCGCCCTCACAGTCACCAGATCAAAGTCAAGAAATGATTGATTGGTATTTCCAACACTGTCGATTTGCATACACTGCCGCGTAACACCTCCGCGCATATTGTCAGAGGCCGTTCCAACCGCCATCATTTGAAAATACTGAGCCTTTTCAATCTGGTCAGTCACAGTTTCCGCAAAATGCCAGGCCAGCCAGTATTTTAATAATTGTATAAAATAGGTGGGCATGAGCGTTTCACTCACCTGGTATTGGTAGTCAACATACACAGTTGTCTGATCGGTCAGAAGTTTGTCACCGACTATTTCCCAGCCCTCGACCAAAGGGGTGGCTCCAGCGTCCGCTGTTGTAAAAACAGCCCTTACACCATTACCAATTCGATCACTTGGTAACTGGTATTCATACTTCCACTCGCTTGCTGGAGTATCTGAAGTTCTTGCAACCTGGCTTTTCTTCAGTGAAAACGTCCAGGGATAAACCTGCAGGACCAGATCACGAATATCCTCATAAAGACGATCAGCAATCGTCGCTGCATCAGAACCATCAGAAAATGACGTTAAGGGGGCAGCCCCCAACATAATAAGAGCATCAGAACAGATTATCAGCTTTGTATCGCCTGTCGCCATGAAGCCCTCTAAAAATAAAGAGCGAGAGGCCGGTTAAGACCCCTCGCCTGTGATTTAATCAATCACTATCCGTTACAGCGATAGTTACCCCATCGCCAACATCTACAACCCCTGAGGCGTTGCTAACTACAACGTGCCAGGACGCGGTTGCTGTTCCGCCGGTTGAGGCCCAGGAATAGATAATATCCCCGACCGTCACTTCGTCCGAAACATCGTTAAAGTAACCCGCCGCATCAATCGCAGTTTTTGCGTCGGCACTAGTGTAAGTCCACATTTGAGGAGCAGATCCGCGCTTGGACTGACCGCCTAATGGACCCCATCCATCTCTTGAAAATGCCATGATTAGGACTCCCTACAAGTAATTTTTACGATTCCAGCAGATTCAATCGCAACAGCACCTGCACTGAACATACTGGCTACAAGGTGCGATGTTTTCTCTGGAATGTAATCGACTCGAGACTTCGCTTGCATTGATGTACCAAGACCAATCGCGGATTTATGAAAAGCAAAGCAAACCCGATCATTAGAACCATCTTTAACAAGTCCGCCTTCGTCCATGTCTCCAAGCATGATAAACTTGAAGCCCATGTAAGAATCGACTGAACCGCTAACGAGGCTCTTAACCGATGAGAAGTCACTCGAGGTAACTTCAGTGTCCCCTAGTAATGCCTCAAGATTATTTGCGTGAATAATCATAACACGATCATTAGGATCAACGTTTGCTGCATCCAATACCCGCTTTGTTTCCCTTAATTTTTCGATATTGAGGTCCGTGTTTGAACCTCCAAGGGAATTAGCGACAGTACCCGTTCCGCTGGCCGCAGTCAGAGCATCGAGGACCACTTGATCCATACGACGGCCAATAGCATTACCGACGGCTTGGACCAGTTCCTGTCTTTCGTTAAAATTAACGTGAGATTGGTTAAACATATCAGAATATTCACTAGCGATGTAGTCCGTCATAGTGGCGGTTGCTTGTGAAAAACTGAGGTTTAACGGCACTACGTCGGTCATGGGAGTGCGAACCGTTGCAACTCCAGACCCAAGTTTAGGAAATTTGACGGTAGAAGAACCGGCAGCATCCCGCTCACGAGTTAAACCAGCAAGTTTCCGCGAGGCTTGATAAGCCTGCTTCACCTCCTGGTCAAACAGCGTGGTAAACGCATTTGAAATTGTAGCCATTTTTGGCCTCCAGGTTAAAAACAAAAAAAAGTTGTTTTCGGGTATCCTGGTAGCCAGGGCCGACAGCAGAATTTACCGGTCCTTTAAAAGGGGTATCGGTACTTAAAAATAATCACATTTAAAAAAAATCGCCACCAACCTGCGCGATATATTGGATTAGATTTTTTCTCCATGCAGTTCATAAACTTTTTTCTCTACACTGTTTGTATAGACCATATCTTTTCCATACCGAGGATCACTCATTAGCTGCTGAATTTCATCCAGATTAGTAACCCCTGCATCAAGTCCAGCGGCTGCCGGTGGGATGTCACTTTCGCCGTAGGATCTGCGGATCTTATTCATCGCATTAATAAAAGTTGCATTGTTGCTTGCAGCCGCGATTGACTCTAATTCTTCATTAGACAATACACCGCTTGTTCCAAACCTTTTCAGCCAAGCGTCCATGCTCCCTATAATCTTGTCGGCATTACGGCCCAGCTTATTCATTTCTTCCTGCTTGGCGTACTTGACTTCTTCATCGAGCAGACCCTGTTTCTCCATCCACATTTTAGTAAGACGGTCAAACTGCGCCTGGGAAAGGTTTTCGTCCTTTGCTACCTCCATAAATTCCTGGATCAACTCATCTTCCGAATCTACGCCCTCAAATTCTTCGAGCGAATATTTACCGTCTTTTGGTGCCTTATGTTTTCCCGAGTCCATTTTTTCCCGCAAAGCCTTATGTGACTTAGCCAGATCTTCAATCTTCACCTCACCCTTTTCATCATTCCAATGTTTTTCCTCTATATAATCAGGGCGGGTTGCCTTCTCTTTAGCCTCAACAGCCGCATCAGCGGGATCTTGTTCAATGTGAGGCGGGGCTTCATAGTTTTCATCAGTGGGTTCGTCTGGGGTAACGGTTAGTAAACTTTCGTTTTCTTCTGTTGGTTCACCGGCCTGAGGTTCCAGGGTGTCGGTTTCATTTTCAGCCATCGTTTTCCTTTCTTGCTCTGATTAAACGTTTTTCAATTTCGCGTATAAGAGAATTTTGACCCTCCCTGGCATATCCATGAGAGGCCTCTTCGCCTGGATACCAGGTCGGTTGCTCAATAGTGATCGAGCGTAAATATTTCAAAAGTTTGGTGCCGTCAGTGGTTGAGAAAACACGCAGATGTAATTTATCTATTTCCTCTACACTAGGCTCATCCGAGGCTTTAAGTAATTGATCCCAACTCATTGAGTGGCTGCAATATCTTCTTTAAGTGAATTAAGGACCGCAGGTCCAAACTCTTCATTGAATCCATCCTTAATTTGTTTAATGTGATCTTTGTTAGTAATTTTATTTTCAAGCACTTTCCGCATCAAAATCAGCCATTCGCCTTCCATCACATCGGCGTATTGTCCTCCATATTCTGTTTCTGGATTTACAGTAGGCATAGTTTTCTGGAGCAAAATATTAGGGCTGGGCATTTTCGGCCTCCTGTTGTTGTGCCATCTGTTCTTGCATCATTTGCTGCTGTTGTTGTTCTTGCATTTCAGCCATTATTTCCTGCTTATCTTCCTCGGTATTGAGGACTCGAGCGGGGACACCTAAACGATCAGCAATAAATTCAAGGGCCTCATCCTGATTGATCGCCATTTGACCGGCAGGACCAAAGTTTTGAGCCACTTGTAGAAACTGAACAACGCTCTCAAGTTCTTCAAGGTTTTGAGCTTTAGCAAGGGGTGAAATCGGAACAATCTTGACCTGTTGCCCGTCTACTTTTAACGGCATATCAATTAAATTTTGTTGATCCATGACCTTGAGCACCCTTGCTACGATTGGGATCATGGCCTCGGTTATTAGCCGACCGAAAGCAGACCCCATATTCTGAGCCAGTTCACCCATTCTCGCACTCACTTCGGTGGCAGATCGCGCCGACATCGTGTCAGGTGGAAGTGTGTCATCGAGTAACATTTTCTTAATACTGACTGTGAGATCGTTCAGCACAAGTTGGGCTACATTAAAATCCCCCGCTCGTTGAAGTGGTTTTAGTGCTTCACCCTGGGGACCACCATTTCGGGCCACCGGAATTATGCTTCCAGGTTGGATCTTGACAGTTTGAGGATTCAGCACTCCGTCATCAGCTGCCGTATACACACCGCTGATTGCCAAACTTGCATTTTGCAGGATCAACTTTTTAACCAGGTTAGCGGTTTTAATGTCGGGCAAGGCGGAAATCAAAACACCCCTGCCCATAATTTCACCGGCCACTCGAGAGTACCTGGCTATAACCCAAGGCGAGCTTTCCATTTCTCGGTACACCAATTCCTCGGGTTTTCCGGTTTTGCCACCACTTTGGTAAATCACATGATAACAGTAATAATCTTCATCAGGCAGATAGACGGTTGCCTCGAGGAGATCAAAATCATCCGTTGGGTTTTCGTCTATCTTCTTTTGAAGCTCGGGGGTAAGGGTCGCATCTGGCCAGTTTTGTGCAATGGCTTCTGCCTTGATCCGCATACGCCGATATACGTTTTGGATGGACCCGTGAGGCCCTTCTTCCATACTGACGAGAAATTGAGGAACTGCCTCAAACCTTACAGGTGTCTCTTCATCCCCTGGTTGAATCAGCATAACCGCCGTTCCAACGGCCAGATCCAACAGAAATTCGGACATTGCTAAATCGAAATTGGTTTGGCGGATAACCCCGAAAAACTTTTCGGAATATAAATCAAGTGCTCGTTGCAAATCATCAGAGTTTTCACCATCAAATTCGCTACCAGGAGTTAACCGGCACCAGTTCCTGTAAGGGGGGAACAAGGTTGATTGCAGCCGATTGGCAAAACGTTGAGTGCTGGCTATAGCCGTGGAATCAAAAACCCGTTCCATTTTGGACTTGCCGACAGATCCACCCTCATAATCTCCGTACAGGTTTCTGTTTGGCAGAGCAAACTCGTAACACTCTTCGTACAGCGTTCTCCATTCCTGCTTTCTGGTTTCGGCCTTCTCTGCTCTTTTGGTAATCTGCTGTGCAGTATATCGCATTACGCACCCAGGGTTGTGCGTAATCCCATAGCAGGGTTCTCACGATCACTGGATAAAAGAAGACGCATACCGCCAGTTCGCCTTGCTCGAACCCGAGCTTGCACCGCACGACGGTTTTCACTTTCCGCCCTACTTTCCTTTTTTTCACGAGCTTTTAACAGTTCCTCTTGCCGCTTTTGACTTTCAGCAATTCGAGGATCAGGAGGTGGGGGCTTTGGTTTGGAAAAAACACCGCTCATCAGTACAACCTCGACATCATTAAAACATTTTCACCGTTGGGCGCGAATGATCGCAATACGCCTTCTACCTCAAATCTAAGCCATTGAGCGAACCTTTTCGACGCAACATCTCGCGCAACAACCGTAAATTGCAATCTTCTAAGCCCCAATTGAGGCCCTATCTGGTCATAATATTTTCGCGCTCGACGTGCAAAGGCCCTCCCGTGAACCGGCAAGGTTCTATCTGGGATCATCCAACCCTCACCGACCCCAGGATTAATATGACAAATCCCACACATAAAAATCGGATGCCCCTCATACAGACAGGTAAAACTCGGGCCTAAACTAGCCATTGTTTCAAGTAGATCCTTATAGTTTGGGTGAGCGTCATGCGTTTGACGCTGAATATCATTCATATTAACCAGAAAATAATGAACAATATTAAAAGGCACAATTTTATAACCCTCTTGTAAATTGCTCAATATATCGCGCACTTTGAAAATTCTTTCTGCTAGACTTCTAATCTAGCTCCTCTCCTATAACTCCAAACTGCCCCGCCTTGAGCGGGGCTTCTTTTCAAAAAACATTAAAATCGGAATTAATGACCACCGGCTCAGTGTTGATCCCTGGACGGCCAACGCCTCGAGTCAGCCGCCTGTGTTCACCACCACCGCTACACAAATACCCGTAAGCATCCCCAACGTGAGAACTTTGATTCTTATTAGGCGCATCGCGGAACCGTTCCTGGCCACCGGCTATCGCTACCCGCTTGAAATGATAACCCCCACTCAGGGCCTTTCTTAACTGGTGACAATCTGAATGAACCTGCAGTCCAGGTTTTCCATCAATCAATCTTGTCATAGGTGCAGCCCCCGCCTCGCGTCGAACCTGGAAATCATTGCTGGCGGTTGGCTTGGCGTTCAGCCCCAGGGTACGCAAATGGTCAAATGATGTTACCTCGAATATTTCATCCCGTTTTTGTCCAGCTGGATCACCCCAGATCATTGGCTCAAGTTTATCGAAACGGGTGTTGAGCTCGTACAGAAGCATCTGCCCAAACCGCTCGAGCCCCATATCCTCAGTGACCAGTTCCCAAAA